AGCAGCAGATGATCGGAACCTATTACCGACTTTCCCTTGCGGACGAGGATGTGGGTGCTGATAAGGCCGAGAGCAACAGCATTCAGGGCCAGCGCGGACTGGTAGAGGGGTATATCATGGCTCGCCCGGAACTGGCTGCAGAGCCGCGTCAGGAGTACGTTGACGATGGCTATTCCGGCACCTCTACAAGCCGCCCTGCGTTTCAGCGGTTGATTGAGGACGCGCAGGCCGGAAAGGTGAAAGCAATTATTGTAAAGGACTTTTCTCGGTTTGCCCGTGATTACATTGAGGCAGGCGATTATATGGAGCGCATCTTCCCGCTGCTGGGCGTTCGCTTTATTTCTGTCAACGATGGGTATGACAGTGGAATACACGCCGGAAACGATGTGCGAGGGCTGGAAGTGGCCATCAAGAACATCATCAACGCATCCTACAGCCGGGACCTTTCTGCCAAAATCGCAGCAGCCGACCATGTGATGCAGAAGAAAGGAATGTATCTCGGAGGATACCGCCCGTTCGGATTCCTACCGGACCCGAACGATTGCCATAAGCTGATCCTTGACCCGGTAGCCAGCCAGTATGTACGGTTGATCTTTGAACTGGCATTGCAGGGCAACAGAACGGGCACCATCGCAAAAATCCTGAATGAAAAGCAGATCCCGACCCCGGCAGCATATCATGTGGCGGAAAACCATGTGTACAGCGAGCAGAAAGCATGGGACTTGCAGCGCAGCCATTGGACAAGCGGAACGGTTTATCATGTTCTGAAAAATGAGAAGTATAAGGGCACCTATGTGGGCGCGAAATTCATTATGCCTGTTCCGTGCAAGCATCGGGTCCTGCGCGCGCCGTTGGAACAGCAGGTACGAATTGAAGACAGTCATGCCGCCATTGTGACCCCGGAAGAATTTGAACAGGCACAAAAGGTCATTATGCTGCAGCATGGGAATCACCAAACCGGGAACTACACAAAACGCCAGTATCCGCTGAAAGGAAAGGTCTACTGCGGCTACTGCCAGAAATTGATGAAATACCGTGTTCTCAAGAAACTTGGCCCTTCTTTTAACTGCAGATTTTCGGCCACAGCGGTGGACAGCCCCTGCAAGCGAATCCCGATTTCTGAGGAACTGCTGGAAGAGATTGCCCGAAGTGCACTGACAGCGCAAATAAAACAGGCGGAGCATATACTGGAAATTCTGCACGAACGGGAACGCAAAGCGTTGATCTGCTTTTCCGCACTGGAACGGCAGGAAGAAAAGCTGAGTGCAGAAAAGGCAGAAATCATAAAACAGCGCGTTGCACTGTATGAGCAGTATGCCGATGGAAACATGAGCAAGGAAGAATTTATCCGGCAGAGAGATGCCTACAGAGTGCAGGAAGATGAACGGATGGAGCAGATTCAACGGCTGCGTACCGAGAAAAATCAAATTTTCCATCCTGTGAAAAAGGATACGGATAATTTGCAAGCCGTGATGAATAAGGTGGGAGAAGCAGGCGATGTGATGCACTTATCGCAGAATGTGGTGGAAACCTTTATTGACCGTATTGAGGTTTTCAACGATGAGCGTGTGAAAATCCGTTTTACATTTGAGGACACATTGAACAGCTATGAGGAAAAGTGAGTGCAGTGATTTCCTGATTTAAGGTAAATACAGCGTTCTGATAATCAAAAAACAAAGGCTCGCATAAACCACAGACGGCACCCAGGAAGATTCGAGGGTGCGTCTGCAGCTTATGCGGGCCGTTTTATTTTGTGTTTTTACTGCGAAAAAATGTTAAATTCCAAGGCTGACAAGAGTGGCCTTTAACTCCTTTGCCATGCGAATAATGACAGTCTGTTCGACTTCGCTACAGTCCAACAAGAGGCGATGCAAATCGGAATCAGAAGAGGAAATCGAATAATCAAGGCTGTCAACCAGTAACTCATCGACAGAAATATGTAGAACGTTGGCAAGATTAATCAGGATTGGCAAACTGGGAGTCTTAGCACCGCTTTCAAGATAAGCAATATATTCACGACTACAGTCGGTTAAATCAGCAAGCTTTTCCTGAGTCATGTTGAACTTCAAACGATAGAAACTAATTCGTTTCCCCAAAGCAATACAATTAATGGACATACAAAACATTCCTTTCACATGCCCCACATAAGCCAATACTATTATTTTAGATTTGCAGCACTATAACAATAGAGAAAAGAACCGAATGTATAGCTCAGAATTCGGTGGGCACACCCCCAGCAGGCGTGTATTCTGAGGGCAAAATGTAAACTGCTGGTTTACGTTTTGGGGCATGTGTAAACTGGCAGTTTACAGAAAAAATCATCTGATAAGTGTATAATAAGAGCGTGGAATCGAACTGCATGATAAAACGGATGCAGACGAAGAAAAATGCTTACTGGCGCTGCATAGTGGGGCACAGTTAACACAGATATACTACCATTTTCGGTCAGAAGAACTGTATAGAGAAAAGGCTGGATATGGTCCGCATAAGAATGCTTTGACTTATGGAGAAATGAATCAATAAGAACCAAAGAGGCAATTTGCATAGAAGTCAGAATTATTATTTTTCCCCTCTAGCGGAGATGGCTTCTGAGGCCAAAATGTGATCCAGTAGGTCACATTTTAAGGAACAAGTGAACTGCTGGTTCACAGAAAAAATCATCTGATAAGCGTATAATAAAAGCATGAAATCAAACTGCAAAATAAAGTGGGGAAAACGAAATGGAACGGCTGCTGACACTGTATAGCGAAGTTCAGTCAACGGATGTACGGTGGCTGTGGTATCCCTTTATTGCAATCGGGAAAATCACACTGCTGCAGGGTGATCCCGGCGATGGAAAATCCACCATGATGATGAATCTGATTGCGGAACTTTCAACGGGTGGTAAGACCCCGGACGGCTGTAAGATCGGTGCGCCGCAAAAAGTGATTTATCAGTGCTCCGAGGATGGCGTTTCAGACACGATAAAGCCCCGTCTGGAACGCTGCGGAGCAGACTGCAAGAAGATTGCTTTCATCAACGAAGAAGTTTATAACGGCCTTACATTGGACGATGAGCGTATCCGTCAGGCAATCATTGAATTCCGGCCGCGATTGGTCGTGATCGACCCGATTCAGGCTTATCTTGGCAGTGATTCTGATTTGCAGATTGCAGGCAGAGCGCGAAAACTCATGCGCCGCCTTGGAATGTGGGCTGCTGGTTACGACTGCGCTATCGTTCTGATTGGACATCTCAACAAAAAAGAAGGTTCCAAAGGGCTGTACCGCAGCCTTGGCAGCATTGATGTTGTGGCAGCAGCACGAAGTGTTTTGCAGGTTGAACGGGATGCCGAGAACCCTGATATAAGAATCGTACATCAAATCAAAAACAGTCTTGCGCCTACGGCAGAAGACATCCGTTTTTCCATTTCTGCCGACAAGGGCTTTCGGTGGCTGGAATGCAGACCACAACCCTTTGAAAATCAACAGTCGGATACCGAACCTAAATTTGATACCGAGCAGCAGAAAGCTGTTTACTGGATCAAGCATTTCCTTGAAAAAGGCGATATGAGCGCAAATGAAATGTATTGTCGTCTGGACAATGAGGGTATCAGCAGGCGAGTAGCACGGATGGTAAAAACGGAAATGGGAATCCACTGCTATCAGAAGAAGCGGAGATGGTATTGGAGTGTTCAGCCGGAAGAAGGTGCTGTAAATGGACCACAGGCATAAAGTTGGCGGCTATGTGAAACTTGCAAAGCTGTGGGAGCGTTCCAAAGACGCAGCGGTAGCCTATCATAGCTCCTACTATGCTGAAAAGTTCAGGGATGATGCGGATAAAAGGCTGGTTGGTGTCTATATTGACATTACAGGAAATAAGGAAATTTATAAACGCCCGGAAATGGTGCATCTGCTCAAAGATTGCAAAAATGGTTCCGTAAATCTGATTTTCTCGCAGACAAGGGCCTATCTTGCAGCAAATACCTGTGATTTCTGTTTTCTGCTGAAATATCTGTTTGACATGCCGATGCGAGTGGATGTTGTTACGGATGATGACGACCAGAGAATCGACACCATTCTTGATGTTGATAACCAACGGCAGAGCCTGAAAGAATTGGCTGAAAAATATACATCGATCCGAAGGAAAGATTATCTTGAGTGGAGAATCCGACTGGAACATGAAATGACAAAGGCTGAAAAGAAATGAACGTAGAACATATCCCGGCAGAAGATGTGGACGTTCTGCCGAGTGAAGCAGACTGGCAGAGCCGACATCTGGAATCTGAAAGGCGAAAAGCAGAAATTCGTGACAGAATCCATAAGCAGGCAGAACAGGGCCAGAAAACGGCAAAAGACTACTTTCGTCCGGCGAAACCGACACCGTCGATTTACGACAGCGACCT